AATTATATAAAACAGAATCAGGACAATGGAGAGTAAAAAAATCATAAAACATTCATTTCAATATAATGCTCATAACCTTCAAGAATTATTTGAAGGCACCACTCGCTTCTCAGGTAGAGGAGGGTGGAAATCTAAAATGGAAGCACAGTCCACTTTAGATGAAAATAAATACCCAAGATTAAATTATGTTGGGGATGCATTTGAATTTTTTGTTGAGATAATGTTTGAGGTGTTAGGTCCTATTAGGGAATGGGGTGGTATTCATGATTATGAACCTCAACAAGAAGATGATAATGGGGTAGATGCTATATGTAAAAATTGGGATGGTGAGTTATCGGTAGTTCAGGTTAAATATAAAAGAGATAGTGAGCGTTTACTAACAGCTAATGAGGACCATTTAGGTAATATGGTAAAAGAAGCTACTTTAAAATACAGAATTACCCCTCATAAACCTAATAGCAAAGAAACCACAAAATACTTTGTAATTACCACTGGTAAATCCCTTCATCATTATACTGATGATGAGTTTTTCCTAAATAATGTAAAATGTATTGGTTGGGATGACATATGTAATATGTTAGATAAAAATAAAGGTTTTTGGAAAAAAGCAAGAAAAATTGTTAAAAAATTAGGATAATTAGTCCTTTTTCGTTATATTAATATCAAATAAATAATAATTATGAGTAAAAATAAAATACCATTTGTAAGTGAAGTAGAAGAGTTTAATGATGTTATGGGGAAAGGTTGGCAAAACCGAACCACACCAACCATTAATAAAAAAGATGCTGAATTTGTAATTAACTTCATTCAGGAAGAATTAGATGAATTAAAAGAAGCTGTTGAAGAAAAAAATATAGTTGAAATATTTGATGCTTTACTTGATATTACTTACGTAGGTTTAGGTAATGGTGCTTTAGTATTTGGTTTAAAAGACAAAATGTTAGATGGTTATGCTGAAGTACAAGCAAGTAATATGTCTAAAATTTGTCAAACTATAGAAGAAGCAGAAGAAACAGTTAAAGTACGTTCTGAACAGCAAGGCGAACCATGCCATTACAAAGAAAATAATGGTAAATATGTTGTGTACAGAAGTTCTGATGATAAAGTAATGAAATCTATTAATTATTTCAAACCTGATTTAACTCAATTCTTTACAAAAGAAGAATTAGATAATGTATAAAAAAATATTCGCACAGAAGATAGGTAGTAATAAACATTTAATCCATCTTTGGACTGATAGTGGTTATGAAAAGATAGAATGGACGAATCAAGCTTATGTTGAATGTGATGATTCTCAAGCCACTCACACAGGTCTAAATGGGGAATCTTTACGCAAAATAAGTAATTGGAAATACACACCTGATAAAAATAGTTCCTATTATAGTAAAAATACTTCTGGGTTACATTTTCAAGATATACCAGCACATCAAAAATTTTTAATAGAAAAATATGGCATTGATGACACCCCATCTGTAACACAAAAAGAATTTTTCTTTGATATTGAGATTGAAATGGGTGAAGCTCTTACTGAAGAATATATCAAATCAGCACCTAAGAAAGTAACATCAATTGCTTGGTATGATAAACAAATGGATGAGTGGGCTATTTTGATTTTAGATCCTAAATCTAATTTAAAAAGAACAAAATCTAAAACTAAGGAAATTATACCATGTGCTACTGAAGATGAATTATTACTCAAATTTCTAGAAAAATTTAGAGAAATAGATCCAGATATGATAGTAGGGTGGAATAGTGATTATTTTGATATCCCTTATTTATATTACAGAATGTGTAATGTGTTAGGTGAAGATGTTGCTCGCTATTTATCTCCAATAGGCTATGTTCGAGAAACACCTTGGTTTAAAGACCAATATATTCAAATTGCTGGGGTTGAGTCTTTAGATTACATGAGACTACATAAAAAATTCAGTTGGAAAGATGAACCTTCATTTAAGCTAGATGCTATTGGGGAAAAATATGCTGGTTTAAACAAAATTGAATATGACGGAAATTTAGATAAATTATTTGATGATGATCCTTTAAAATTTATTGAATATAACTTCCGTGATGTTGAGATATTAAAAGTATTAGATGAAAAATTAGAATACTTGTCATTAGTAAAAAACTTGGCTCATAAAGGTAAACATAATTATAGTGAAGTATATGCTAATACAAAAACCCAAGATGGAGCAATTTCAGCTTATTTATTAAGTAAAAAAATAGTCCCACCTGCTAAAGATAGTAATCCTTTTTCAAAAAAGAATTATGCTGGTGGTTATTTATTTTGTCCTAAAGCTGGTATTTACAATTATGTATTTGATGAAGATTTAACATCACTATATCCATCAATTATTATGACTATTAATATTGGTAAAGAAACAATGGTTGGTAGGATTATAGATGCCGATGATAGAAATAATCGTTTAGGGTTGAATGATTTAAAACGTATGGACCCTGAGGAAGAATTATTGGTAGAAAATGCTAAACGAAGTAGAACTAAAGTTAATGTTGGTAGATTAATATCTATGATAGAACAAAATGAATTATCAGTATCAGCTAATGGAGTTTTATTTAATACAAATCGTGAATCAGTACTATCAACCATATTAAAAAAATGGTTTGATGAGAGGGTTTTATATAAAAACGAAATGAAAAAAGCATATAAAGCCGGGGATAAAGAATTAGGTGCTGCTTTTCATATGAAACAATATACCATGAAGATTTTACTTAATTCGTTATATGGCGCGACCGCTTTAGGTTCATTCCGTTATGGGAACGTTATTTTATCCGAAGCTATAACGCTTAGTGGACAGCGAATTATACAGGAATCTGCATTAGCAGCTAATAGACACATTAATAAAGTGATAAAAAATGAAATAGAATTATGAAGCATTTAGAAGATACTCCTTGGTGGATTTGTGACCCTGAAGACACAAATTATGTAGCATATTCTGACACAGATTCAATTTACATCCACGCAGAACCCTTACTTAGACATTTATATCCTAATTTTGAAGAAATGTCTAGTGAAGAAAAGGATAATGTTTTAGAAGAAGCTGCTTTAAAATATCAAGATATTATTACTGACTCCTATAGTGATTTAGCTGCTGATTGTTTTAATGCTAAAGGTCAACATAGATTAGAGATGAAAACCGAATGTGTTATCCGTTCAGCTTATTTTAGAGCAACAAGACGTTATGCTCAATGGATTACGAAACAAGAAGGTATTGTAAAAGAATCACTTGATGTTAAAGGCCTTGAGTTTAAGAAAGCAAATTTCCCTCCTGTATTAGGTAAGTTTTTTCATAAAGCTCTAGTTGATGTGTTGAAGGGAGCAAAACAAGAAGAAATAGATGCTAGATTGAAGGAATTTAAAACCCAAATATTAGATGGTTCTATTCCACTTACAGAATTAGGTAACCCAACTTCAGTAAAAACATTAAATAAGTATACTGAGAGAAAAGCAAGAGCAGGTGAAATGTTCACTGTAGTAGCTAAAGGAGCCCCAGCGGCTGTAAGAGCAGTTATTAGGTATAATGACTTACTCAAATTTTGGGGGTTAAGTAAAAACCATAGTCAAATTACTCAAGGTGATAAAATTAAATGGATTTATTTAAAACAAAACCCATATCAAATTGATGCTATTGCCTTTTTAGAGTGGGATTTGCCTGAGAAGATTCGTACATTTATTGAGGAAAATGCTGATAGAAAGAAGATTTTTGAATCAATATTATTAAATAAATTAGAAGGTTTTTATAATGATCTCGGATGGTCTTTAAATCTAAACCCTTATAAAGAAATGTTTTTTAAATTTTAAATATGATAAATAAACTAGTAGTACAAAGTATAATTAATAAATATTACCTGGGAGTAAATGAATCAGTAAAATGGGTTATTAAAGATAATGCTTTGAAGGTTGACTTTATGACACCTACAAAAGACATTATTGGTAAAGTAGTATGTGATAATTTTCAATTAGAAGATAGTAAATTAGCAATTTATGATACCAAAAAACTTAATAGCTTAATTAGTATTTGTAATGGTGATTTACTTCTAGAACTAGAAAAAAATAATGCAATATACACTAAACTAAAAATATCAGATCTTAATTTTAACCTTAATTATGCTCTATCAGACCCCTTATTAATAAATAAAGTAGGGGAAGTTAATGAAGCTGATTGGGTTGTAAAATTGAAATTAACAGTTGAAGATGTTGATAATTTAATTAAGGCTAAAAGTGCATTAGCTCAAGTAGATAATATGTTAATTACTACTGCTAAAAATCTAGATGATGAAGATGTTGTTGAATTTGTATTTGGAGATGAATCTGGACACAATAACAAAATTACATACCAAATCTCAGGAGAGATTAATAAAACAAACATAAAACTACCATTTAATTCAGATATGTTAAAACTTATCCTTCAAGCTAATAAAGACATGGAAGGTGGAGAGTTATATTTAAGTGAAATGGGATTAATGAGTTTAAAATTTTCAAATAATGGAGTTTCTAGTGAATATTTTATGGTACGTCGCGAAGAAACTAATTTTTAATATAGTTATAATAAATTGACCTAAGGGCGCACGTTTTATTTTTATTAACCGAGAGCTACGGCCTCACAAAACCAAATGATATGAGTACATTATTTAATGAGCGGACACCGTTCGACTTACTATTCCGTAACCTGTTTAAGGCAGACGGAGCTTTTCAACCAACTACGTTTGAAAACAAACAACCACACCCAATAGATATTTTTTATGACGATGAGGGACTTCATTTTGAAGTTGCCTGTACTGGTCTGACTAAAAAAGATGTCCAAATAGAAATAGATGGAGATGTTTTAAAGATTATCTATGACAAGAAGATCGCAGTAGAAGATTATAGCGGTTATATCTATAAAGGATTATCCAAACGATCTTTTAACTTAGGTTATAAAGTAGCAGCAAAATTTGAACTTGAAAGTTTAAAAGCTGAAATGAAGAATGGCTTACTTCACATCTTTATTCCAATTGTAGAATCTAAAAAGCCAAAATCAATTAAAATTAACTAATTAAAAGCGCCCTTTAGGTTGGTTTATTTAAATAAGTTTCGTATATTGTAGTAAACAATAATAAAAAAGTTATATGGCAAAAATCACAGACCCACTATTAGAACCCTACTTTATAGGTAAAGACTCCCATTGTTATACAGTGTATGAGTCTGTAGCTCCTAAAAAAACTAGAAAAGGTAAAACCTTAAAAGAAGGAGATGATGTAAAAATTTATGAAAAGCCCCAAGGACATTATAATTCCTTTGGCTCAGCTTTAGAAAAAATAGCTAAAGAACAGCTAATAAATAACCAAGAACATTATGAAAGTATACAAGAGTATATAAGCAAGTGGGATGAGTTAAGAAATAAATTAAAAACCCTATTAAATTACAAAGAATTATGAAATTAGAAGCATTATTCAATGCAGTTATTGTTAAGCCTATAGAGGCTGAAGAAACACAACATGGTAATATTATTGTCCCTGATATGGGGAATGATAAGAACCAAACAGGAGAAGTCATTTCAGTTGGTCCAGGACAATACACTCTTATGGGTGAATTTGTTAAAACCATGAGTGAAGTGGGAGATATAGTAGTATTACCTACTCAAGGTTTTACAAAATTACCTTATGAGGGTGAAGAATATTGGGTTGGTCCAGAAAATCAAATTTTAGCAAAAATAAATCAATAAGAAATGGTAGATAGTAGTAAAGAAGTTCATTTTGGCCCTGAAGCTAGGGTTGAATTAATGAAAGGAATTAATATATTAGCAGACGCTGTAGTTTGTACATTAGGTCCTAATGGTAGAAATGTATTAATTGATCAATCCAGTTATGATAATTCTCTAAAACCAATCCATACAAAAGATGGTGTAACTGTAGCAAAAAATATTACAGTAAATGGCTTAGTGAAAAATTTAGGAGCACAGATGGTTAAGCAAGCAGCCATTAAAACAGCAGATAAAGCAGGAGATGGTACAACAACTTCAACCTTATTAGCTCGTGAATTAATTAGAGAAGGTCTTAAGCATTTAAACAATGGTGAGAATGCTGTTGAGATTAAAAGACAAATAGATAAAGCAGTTCAAGAAGTAATTAATAATATTAAAAATAACATTAGTGAAGAAATTTCAAGTGAAGAACAACTACAACAAATAGCAACTATATCAGCTAATAATGATGTTGAAGTAGGTAAATTAATTTCTAGTGCTATTGATAAAGTAGGTAGAGAAGGAATAGTTCATATTGAAGAAAGTAAATCAGGAGAAACATATCTTGAAACTGTAGAAGGTATGCAATTTGACAGAGGTTATAAATCACATTTCTTCGTTACTAATAACTCGGATATGAGTTGTACATTAGAAGATCCTTATGTATTGATTGCAGATCATAAATTTACACAAGTTAAAGAATTATTACCTATTTTAGAAGGAGTTTCAAATGCTAATAAATCCTTACTTATTATTGCTGATGATATTGATGGGGAAGCTTTAGCAACATTAATTGTTAATAAGGCAAGAGGTATACTTAAAGTAGCAGCTGTAAAAGCACCTGATTTTGGTGATAGAAAAAAATTAGTTTTAGAAGATATAGCCGCTTTAACTGGTGGTACTGTATTTGATAAAGATAAAGGGATGAAACTTGATAAATTCTCTTATGATTGGTTTGGTGAAGCCAGAACTGTTACTATTTCAAAAGAAAAAACTACAATTGTAGATGGTAAGGGTACTGAAGAGAGTATTAATACTAGAATCTCTGATTTACAATCCCAGATTGATAAAGAAGATACTCCATATATTGTTGAACACCTTCAAAATCGTTTAGCTAAAATGATTGGTGGTGTTTCTATTATTCATGTTGGTGGTTATACTGAGGTAGAAATTCGTGAGAAAAAAGATAGAGTTGATGATGCTTTACATGCTACCAAAGCTGCTTTAGAAAATGGTATCGTACCTGGTGGTGGGACTACTTTATTATATAGTTCAAATGGTTTAGATACTAGTTCATTAGGGTACCAAATTGTAAAGAAAGCATGTAGAAAACCATTTATCCAGATTTTAGTTAATGCTGGTTATGATAACACTCAGGCTGAAATGTTAGCAAATAAGCTATGTGAATCCGGAGATGGTTTATGGACAGGATTTAATATTAAAACAGAAGAAACAGTTAATATGAAAGAAGCTGGGATTTTAGACCCAACAAAAGTAACTTGCTCAGCTTTAGCAAATGCATCATCAGTTGCAGGAACTATTCTTTTAACAGAATGTGTTGTAGTTGATCATCCTGCAGAGGATGATTTACCAACTAAAATGGCAAATACTCAACCTCCAATGATGTAATGGAAAAGCAAGTAATTGAACATAATGAACTAATAGCTCAACGTGTCCCTCCAGGGGACCGTTGGTCATTAGTTAATGATCCCAAAAATGAAGTATTTAATACCTTAACAGATGCCTTAGAAGCATTTTTCCATCAAACTAATTTTAATGGGGCTTTTAGATTAGACCCCATGGATAGTAAATTATATGCTATTCATACAACTGAGGAAGAAGTTAAAAAGAAAGCACCTAAAGTGTATAGTATGTATGGTGAATTCAGACAGGGTGTTTAAATTTGGCTTTTTTAGAAATTATTCGTATATTATATCAAATAAAAAGTTATGAAAGACCACAGTTTATTAGTTGAACGTTTTAGACCTACTACATTAGACAATTATGTAGGGAATGAGCATATTAAAAAAAGTATTAAACAATATTTAGGTCAAAATGATATCCAAAATCTTATATTTTATGGACCTGCAGGAACTGGAAAAACAACATTAGCAAAAATAATTGTTAAAAACCTTGACTGCGAACACCTCTATATCAATGCTTCAGATGAAAGAGGTATTGAAACAATTAGAGATAAAGTATCAGGATTTGCATCATCAGCTAGTTTTAAACCTCTTAAAGTAGTTATTTTAGATGAAGCAGATTTTCTTACTATACAAGCACAGGCCTCATTAAGAAATGTAATTGAAACATTTTCTCGTACTACTAGGTTTATCTTAACTTGTAATTATGTAGAACGTATTATTGATCCTTTACAATCAAGATGCCAAACACTTAAAGTTATACCTCCAACTAAAGCAGATGTTGCAAAACACCTTGCTTGGGTTATGGGTGAAGAAAGTTGTTCATTTGAAATGGAGGATTTAAAAACTATAGTTAACCAATTCTACCCAGATTTACGTAAATGTCTTAATACAATTCAATTATCCATTTTAGATGGGGGAGCCAATGATAGATATCTTAAACTAGATAAGTCAATATTAGTATCATCTAATTATATGGCTCAAGTATTAAAAGAATTAACAGGTAAAAAATCATGGAGAAGCATTAGACAAATTATTGCAGATGCTAATATTCAGGATTTTGAAGAATTATATCGTTATATTTATGACAACGCTGATAAATTTGCCCCTGGTAAAGAAGGATTAGTAGCATATTATATTAATGAGTACTCATATCAATCTAATTTTAGAATTGATAAAGAAATAAATTGTATGGCACTAATAAACCAATTAGTTGAAATATAATTTTATAATAGATTTTAAACAAAATAATAAAAAAAGTAAAAATGGCTGAACAACAACCACAAATGCAAATGAATGTAGATTTAAAAAACACTACATCAGTAGAAACTCCTGATGGGGGAGTAATTTTTCAACAAGGAGTAATTCTTCGTAAGGTATCAAAATTTGTAGCAGGCACCGCTGAAGATGGTGTAATGCCTATCCCTGTATTTTTTGATCCAAAATCAGGAAAAATTCTCGTAGATACATTACCACCTGAATTAAGAGATGAGTACAAAGATTATATAATGGACTAATGACCCTATTTAACTGGTTAGATGAAATAACAATTAAAAAGACTCCAGCCTCTCAATTTAGTGAAAAAGATTGGGAAGGTTGGAATTCTTACATGGTTCATAGATTTATGTCTATGGGTAAAAATAATATTGAAATATCTAATATGGCTCAAAGGTTTCTACCTACAGATAAAAAAGGAATTTATAATTTTTACTGTAGTATGATTCCTAAGAAAAAAGTATGGAACAAATATATTAAATCTTCAATTAAACCAAAAAACAAAGAATTAGTTAAAATACTAGCTAACTATTTTGAATGTGGGACCCATGAAGCAGATAATTATATTGATGTAATAGGGAAAGATGAAGTAAAAAGTATATTATCATCAATAGGTAAAGAAAAAAAAGAAATAACACAATTATTTAAAGTATGACAATTGAACTATATAACATGTTTAAAACATCAGCTGAAGCTGATAAATCAAAAGCCTTATTATCATTAGACTTATTAGGAAACAAAGCAGTAGGGATTGGAGATCATTCCACTGAAGATTTTTATAAAAATGCTGAAGAAGCACTTTTAATGTTAGTAGATGCTGATGATAGACTAGAAGCATTAAATAAATATTTTAAACCAACTAAAAAAGTAATCAAATGAGTAGCACAGTAGAAAAATATTATGATGATATCCCAGACAAACAAACAACATTTAGTACTGATTTAACAGCTTTGCCAGATGTAGAAATATTTGAAGAAGAATATCCAGAACTATCTAGAGAATTTAAAAATATTCAAAATGAACAATACGAATTATTCGCCAGAAAAATGATGGATTATGGTTTAAATAATGTTACTTTAGGCGGAGATATTTGTAATAACAGCGAGGACAAAAAGTTCTCATTAACTGGGTTAACTATTAGATTAACTGACAAAATAAACCGATTGAAAAATTTAGTGGTGAGCGGGAAACAATATGTTAAAGATGAAGGTATAGAAGATACATTCATTGATGTTGCTAATTATGGGGTAATAGGAATGTTAGTTGGACGAAATAAATGGAGAAAATAATGGATCAGATACAATTATTTAAAGTCTTTATGGCTAAAACAGCTGCTGAGGAAGTTTCAAATGTTCTTAATAGTGGTTATATAGGACAAGGTCCTAAAGTAGAAGAATTTGAAAGTGATATAAAAGACTATCTTGACCAAGATTATGCTTTTACTACTAATGCAGGTACTTCATCCTTGCATTTAGCCCTTCATTTATTAAAAAAACCATACTATAAGTGGCCTGGAATTGAAGAAGGAGATGAAGTATTAGCTACTGCTATGACTTGTACAGCATCAAATTGGCCTATTTTAGCTAATGGTTTAAAAATAAAATGGGTAGATATTGACCCAGAAACTCTAAATATGGATTTAGATGATTTAGCTCGTAAAATCACTCCTAAAACAAAAGCTATTATATTAGTTCATTGGGGAGGCTATCCAAATGATTTAGATAAAATAAAACAAATACAAAAACAAGCAGAAGAACTTTATGGGTTTAAACCTGCTGTTATTGAAGATGGAGCCCATTCTTTTGGGTCTGAGTATAAAGGTAAAAAAATAGGAAACCATGGCAATTTAACTATGTTTTCATTCCAAGCTATTAAACATATTACATCTATTGATGGTGGTTTATTAACAGCTCCCCATCAAGAATTATACAGAAGAGGAAAATTAGCAAGATGGTATGGTATTGATAGAGATGGAAATAGAAAAGATTTTAGGTGTGAGGCAGATATTGAAGAATGGGGATTCAAATTCCATATGAACGATGTCTCAGCTACAGTTGGTATTGAAAATTTAAAACATGCTGAAGAAATAATTTCTAAACATAGAGAAAACGCAGCTTATTATGATGAGCATCTTAAAAACACCCCAGGAGTAACACTATTAAAACGTGAAAAAGGTTTTGATTCTTCATTTTGGATTTACTCTATGTTAGTAGATGATAGAGATAATTTCTATAAATTAATGAAAGAGTGTGGGATTGTATCTTCTCAAGTTCATGAAAGAAATGATAAACATACTTGTGTTAGAGATTTTAGATCACCTTTGCCTACACTAGATAAAACTATAGGTAAAATAGTTTCAATTCCTGTTGGTTGGTGGGTTACACCCGAACAAAGAGAATATATAGTTAATTGTATTAAAAAAGGTTGGTAATGTATAAGCATAAAAATGGAATTACTTTAATTAAAATCACTCAACAGGACCTTCCTCTACTTTTAAATTTAAAAAATGAAAGCTGGTTTGGTACTCATAATATTTCATTTGTTAATGAGTATGATCAAAAAAAGTGGTTTGAAAGTTTAAACCCTCAAAAAACCCTAATTTTAAAAGCTATTAATAATAATTGTGAAATTGTTGGTTTGTATAAAATTAGTAATATAGATTGGGTAAATAGAAGATATGATTCTGCCCATGATGTGTTTGAATCACATAGAGGTAAAGGCTACTCAAAACCAGTACTAGAAGCTGGGGTTGATTTTGGATTTGAAGTACTTAATATGAATCGTATAGATACTGAAGTGTTAGAGAATAATATAGCTAGTTTGAAATCTGCCATTTGGGTAGGTTATATTAAAGAGGGACAAAAAAGAAAATGCATTCATAAATGTGGTGAATATTTAGATAGCATCATTTTAGGTATTTTGAAAGAAGAATGGTTAGAACTAGAAAGAGTAAAAAAATATAAAGGAATATGTAATATTTCATATCAACCTAAAAATTCTAAATGAAAGAATTAGTTTTAATTTTAGCCTACACCCCCACCTCTGAAAAACAAGATAAATTAAGGGACTTAATTATGTCCCTTAAATCTTTTAACTATAGAGTTTGCTTATCGACACACACATCAACCCCCCAAGATATCATAGATAAGTGTGAATATTTTTTATATGATGAAGAAAACCCAATATTATGGGATGATGAATTAAAATATTGGTCTGAGACTAAAATCCCAGATATAAAATTCTCTTACAAACCTTTTAAAGTTTTAGCAACACACGGATTATCTTTATGGAGGATGTATTCTGGGGCTTTATCATATTTAAAGAGTTTAGATGAAGAGGTAGTACATATGATTGAGTATGATACTATAGTAAAGGATGTAGATTTTTTTAAGACAAATGCATCATATTTGCAAGATTCAACATACTCCTCAATACTTTTTTCACTTCCTAGATTTCATGGTGATGATGGAGATTTAATTTGTAATTGGCCTATACAAAGTGTTAATGTTAAGAAAATTCCATTTAATTTACTAGTATTCAATTTCAATAAATTAAAAAATCAATACTTAGAATATTACACAAAAAAGAAGTTACCTATAATTGAATGTATGTTTTATGACAACATATGGAGCCACTTAGATTATAAATTAATAAAATTAGATAAAGAATCCGATATCACCTCTTTAACTATAAATACAGATAATGTAGCGGATGATATTAGCAAT